GCATAAAGTTTCAGATGGTCGATTGAATAATTAGCTGCATTGGCGTTGTGTATCAGCCCTGTCGAAGTAACCGCCAAAATGGCAATACCTGCCCCAAACCGTTTTCTGCGCTTCAGCGAACTAACCGCGAAGGCGGTTCGCTTCTCGCGAAGAAATCGTACTGCAACTGTCAAGCAATTGAACAACTTACGCATGCGCTTGGGCGATTCCAACAGGTTTTGTCCCCTTGTGGATAAGTCCTGTGGATAACTTTCAACGTGTAATGACTTCAATTGTGCCCCACCCTTCACGCTTGACTTCATTCTTTGACAATTGGAATTTGCGGTATTGATCAATTACAACACTGGTTTTGACTGGAAATTCCCTGTTTCGTTGGGCTTCCAGCAGTAAGTCACGACGTGTATCAAACACAACCAAATGTGTTTCAAGGCTTAGACGATCAGCTAAACCAAGCCAAATTAACCTGTGCATTTTCATGACATGGGTTGCGTCAGCAATTAAGTCATAACCCTGTTCAACCGCCATGATTGCTTTGGTGCGCATGTGCAATGTGTAAGCGTTAACGTCCATGTCTTTGATTGCCCTGATCGCGTCAATGTTGTACACATGCTCAAAACCTGTTTTGTTGTTTCGCGTCCAGGTTGATTTCCCTGCACCTGGTGCGCCCATGAGTACGGTGATCACTGGTGACCCCAGCCGTCGCCCTTGAATGAAATGCCAAAAGTTGAGTACCTTCGACTCATGTTTTGTCCGCAGCAAATTGGGTTTCGTTCTTCGTGGATTGACTTATCCACCTCAACACTGATTTGGCACACCTTGCATTCAAACTCATAGATTGGCATTTGAAGTCCCTATCTGTGCAACCCCCATGACTTCGCACTTCGTGCATTGAATTACTTCCACACCTTCGGGCAGGTTGTCCGTGATCTTGTGGATTAACTGGGTTGTGATCTTCTTGCATTTGCGGCATTCAAATTGCACTTTGTCCATAGTTGGATTTCCTCAAATTCTCTATCGGTTGAAGGTTGATTTGCGTGACCCACCAATTGGGTTGCTTACTGTGGCGATACCGTGGTTTTTGTGCCATTGCGACGGGAATCCAACCTGCAATGAAGTAATGCGGTGACTGACCCGTTACCAAAACGGCAATGTCGGTCGGTCTGTCGTATTCGTGAATTATCAGCTGACCCGTGACGTACTTCGTCCACCGGACTTCGATCGCATTGCCCACGTCGGCTTTGACTTTGAATTTGTTTTCATACGGGTCAAATGGGAGATTGAAGTATTTTGCAACCACCCACTCGCTGCCAATTGCTTCAGCCGATTCCACCAGGTATTCAAACGTTCCCAATTCTTTTTGATAACGTTGTGGGTTGTCTGTGCCTTTGGTTGATTCTGCGGTCAACTTCACGGCTGCCAACATGCACGTGATTTCTTCCTCTTTGGTTAATTGCATTTTCATCTGCAACCACCACAAAACCACAACAATTTTTCGCCACGTTGACCACGCTGGTAACCGAACTCATCAGCCTTCGCCAACATTGAACATTTGTCGCATTGTTCCATTTTGTATTCGGCAACGACTTCACCGTTTTTCAGCAGTTTGCAAACCATTGTCTGCGGATTGATCAATTCAATGTAATCGCTCATTGTGCGCGCCACATTCCATTTGAACCGAAAACGTACCAAGACGGCTGACACTGATCGTCGCCTTTAGGTTGTGGGCACATGTAACCGCCCCAGGCTGAACCGTCCTTCTTTGTGCCTTCTTTCCAAACGCGGTCGCCGTGCTTGCACGTTGGCATTTGGGTTGGTTCGCTTGAACCGTGTGACGGTGTTCCCGCCATTTCGGCTTCAGCCGCCGTTGCGTAACTGGGCACGGGTTCGAATTTGGTATTCCAAACGTCCAATTCAGCTGACACGTCGGGTTTGCGGGCTGGTGCAGGTTTTGAAGCGGCGTTGCCGTCGTCATCTTCAGGCGCAATGCCACAGGCGGTCATGAGTGAATAGCGTCTGGCATAGGTCAATGCTGACCCAAATGCCTGCGGGCTATTTTGTGCCGCTGGAACGAAAATGCTGCCTGTTTCCATGTGTTCGCCTGTTTCATGCATGAACACGGTGCTTACGATAACGCCTTTGTCACTTTGGTCTGTATGTTGAATCAGTGCAATGCCATTGTCGTGCAATGCGTCGATCACGGCTTCAATGCAAACGGCAAGGTCTGCGTACTTTGACCCAAAATACGGGTTGTCAGCCTTCTTCAATGCTGGTGCGAAATTGCGTTGTGCCTGAACAAATGCTGCGGCAATTGCGGACATTACTTCACCGCCTTGTTTGCCATGTGGCGAATCATTGCCTTACGACGTGCCATGCCTTCGCGCTTGCCTTCTTTGAAGCCTTTGGCGTATCCGACGGCGGCTGCCATAACCATGAGAATGATAATTCCCACAAGGCGACCCAATGTTTGCGGGTCTAATAAATCAAGTACCATTTTGAATTCTCCCGATTCTAGGCAGTAGGACTACCACCTGAACTCAGGGTGACGCATGATTGGCGCGCGGTCAAGAACCTTGCGTGGGTGTCGGCGTGTCGAATGGTTTTGGTTTGGATTTCAGTCCATTGCCAGCAAGTACGCCGCCCAATGAACCAGTCAAGAAAATTGCCAGGGTTTTCAATAGATCGATAAACGCCGCGTCATTGGGTGCTTGCGCCCCGATTGGCTGCGTCACGAAAATCAGCGCATAAGTGATACCAATTGTCACAATCAAAAACACCATTGCCAGCGTTGTGCCAATTATCAAAATCAGCTGCGCGTGGACTTCTTCAGGGGTTTTGCGACGGGCTGGTTTGTTGTACGACTTCTCCAATGATGTCGTCAGTGCATGTTCCAGTAGGGACGCACTGCGGCTTCTTGCATTCCGCTTTTTCCCAGTTGTCGAATTCTTGGCATTCATAACGTGTCCACCCTTGATACCCGCAGGCGGACAGGGTTAGTGCAAGTGCCCAAACCAACCCTGCCGCTGCGAATCTGCGGTTCACTTCCCCGTGGAACCGAAGGCTTTATCGTTTGGATTTAACCAGCGCAAAATGACTGGTGCAACGGCTGCAACGCCGCCCATTGCTAAAGTCTTTGGGTCAGTAACACCCGCCATGTATAGCGCGAGTGCTGCCGCCATAAATGAACGCGCCCATGACGCTGCTATTGCTTTGGCTTCGACCATTTTTTCGTCTCCTTCTTTGGCTTCGCTGCCGTTGTAGGTATTTCGATCTTTGGAAATTCGCCCTTGTACGGCACAAACTTTGGAATGCCGAAACCGACAATTTCCTTGCCTTCACCGTATGAACGAACCTTCACCATTACCATGCCGCCATTGCGCTGGTCGCCTGTCCCGCTGGTGTTTCCTTCGATTGTCAAACATGTCTTTGAATCGATCAGCCCAACAACAATTCCAATGTGTGAAATGCGGTCAACGCCGTCATGTGGAAAATCCATAAATGCCAAATACCCCAACTGCGGTGTTTCTGACCAACGTGCCATTTCCTTGAACTTATGTGCGCCCGCTGCAGTGCTAACCACTGAATGAATTTTGACGCCGGCTTGTGCCGCGCACCAATTCACGAATGATCCACACCAGGGCAACCCGTCAGCCTTTGTGAATTTGCCGTACTTTGTCAGATTGTCGCCTTCTTCAATTGTGCCAATTTCGGCTTTTGCAATTTCAATGAAACGTGGCGCAGTGCCTTCAGGATAACTCATTCGTCACCCGCAACCATTGGTGTGGATTGTTCCGCTTCTGGGTTTAACCACGCCTGATACTCAGGATTTTCAGCGGTGCAAGTAAAACGGCATTTGCCGTCATCATCAATGCGACCATAAATCATTACACCTTGTGGTGTTTCTCCAATTTCAATAAATGTCATAGTTCTGCACTCCAACCTAGATAAGCGGCATTTGTTGATTGTAAAGCCGAAGCATTTCCAGCAACTAAACCTGACGCAACGCCAGCGGTCACAGTTGATTGCCACACGCTTGCACTATTAAAAGCAACTACTGAAGTCAAATTTGCAGGACCAAAACCTGCCGTAGTAACTCGATAATCTCCAGGAGTACCATTTTGTTCTACGGATGTCGGTTGTGTTCTCATTGGTACTGGGAAAGGAACAACCGCATACATTTGAGTTGTTGAGTACGCCTGACCTAAGCCGTAAGTAATGTTGTAAGATGCCGTAATTTGGCGGTAGTAATAACGCTGGCAAGCGGCTAATTCTCCTTGGATTGTTCCTGTTGCACGAGCAAATCCAGTCGCAACATTTCCAGATTCTAGTTGAACATTGGCAAACTCAACATTTGACAAGGTATTACCAGAACCAACATTGGCTAAAACGACAGTTACTGCATAATCTGCTGAGTTGTATCCAGAACCTAAAGTGACAGTTTTTGTAACGCGCTGCCAAGTCGTTGTTAATGCTGGACTTTGATTGTAAGAGGTAGCATTAGCAGAACCTGTAATAAGCCCGTATTCAAAAGCATTGGCAGAAATTGTACCCGATGCTGCTCTGACCCAAAAAGACAAAGTATAAGTTTGACCGCTTACGACATTTCCAACTTCAATTCTTTGTGTTAATTGAATAGCACCGCCAGAGGGTGCGCCAGTTATTCCATACCTTAAATAATATTGACCGCTATCTGGTACTTCAGGAGTTGTTGTTGAAAAAGATTGACGAGAAATTGCATAGGTTGCTGAATAACCTTCTGTTCTCCATCTATCTGCTGCATAGGAATTAACTCCAGCAGTTACTGAAAAGGAAGTACCTCTTTGCCAAAAATCAAATCCGCCATTTATTACTTTATTTTTACCAGCATCAAAGTTTCCCTGCCAGCGCAATCCTGTTGAGGTGGAACTATCTGCTACGAGCGTTTCGCCGTTGTTGCCTACCGCTAAGCGGGCTGGTGTATCAGCTGCGCTAGCTGCAATTAAATCGCCCTTTGCGTCAACAATTGCGTTTTGAATAGCGTTTGAGTCATCTTGCGCAACCCAAGTAAAGTCCATGTCAGTGTTTGATGCCTTCGACAATACCTGACCAGTTGTGCCACCTTTAAGGTCTGCAAGTGTTGTGTCAACGGCTTGACCAAATGTTTCAAAATCGGCAGGTAAATCCGTGACGAGATCACTCGCCGTCGGCATTTGCCAGCCAAAGGAACTAGTCGGGTTGCTCATAGGTTGTTCTCCTTATCAAGTGACAATTGTTGCACGTGCCCAGTCAAGTGTCGGCGACACGCTTGACCAGGTAAAAGTGTTTGCGATTTCGTCCCACTGCAATGCCTGCAATGAGTAAGCAGTTGGTGAAACGATCAATGAAACTGAAAGTGTGTTGTACCCAGCCTGAAACGACCAGCCTTCGACAAACCCCTGGAAGATTGAACCCATGTTGGCAGGTAGGTCATTAATCGCCACTGGTTGACCCATGAACACGTTCAGCAGATTGTCGCGGTCTGTGTCGTCCACTTCAGGATTTGTCAGGTCGAACGTGATTTCGCTGAAAATAGCCTGCGGGTCTTTTCTCAATGCCAAATAGAAATCAGCCTGGTATTCGGCGTCCGCCGTATTTTCAAGCGTCGTCGAAATGATTTGACCAAGATTGCCGTACACCGAAATTGAAGTTGAGTCGCTTGCGCTTGTTTCCTGACCATTTTTGTATTGAATCGTTATTTGATTGCGAACGTCGCCCGCACGGGTTTCAACGCGCAACCCTGCCGCGCGTGCCTGATTGGCAGTGAGATCGACGTACCCGTTTGTTGATAGGTATTGGCTGCGGTGCGTGGCGTCGGCGTAAGAAATCTGCCCCTGGGCGTTTTCGTAAATGTAACCAAGCCCTGACGTCGCCAATGCTGAAACCAGCGAATACACGTTTGTGCGTTCTGATGATCGCGCTTGCAATTCGTATTCGCCTGGTGTGTCGATTTGTCCCAACCCAGTATTTTCGGCGTTTGCCCATGTGACGGTTGGGTCGTATGTAGCCCATGACAATGCCGCTGGCACTTCATTCCATGAGTTGACAAGCAAGTCAGTCAACAATGACAAAATTTGATTGCCGTCAAAATCCTTCGACAAAACGCCGTCGGTTAAGGCTTTTTGAAGTCGGGACAATGCGCCCAATGCCGTGATCGAATAAGTTTGAGTAAATGCCGTCGAACCCACGTCGCGAACTTCAACCACAATGTCAACCACACTGCCGCCAAAAATGGGAACGTATGCGCCTGACGTGTCCTGCACTTCAATTGAAATGCTGCTATTGACTGCGACTGGGATTGTCGCTTGATCAAGGTCGATCAGCTGAATGTTTGTATAGCCCGCCTGCGCCTGCTCATAAATGTTTGTTCGACCGCTGCGAATTGTAAGGTTAGCCAAAACGGCATTGGTGTATGGAACACCGTCAATTTCAACCCGCCAAACTGGATTCCATTGGGTCATTCTAAATTGCTGCCAATGCGCCCGCACCGCCTGTCCCGCGGTAATAACTAGAATTTAAGGTTTCGACAATTGTGCGTGCAGTGCCTTCCTTATCGAACGCACCAGTCACAGTCAGGTTGATTGTTGTGCCCATTAATTCGGCTTCAGCCTTACGGAATGAACCAGGGTTAAAGTTGCTTGAAACAACATTCGTCGCAGCGGCAGCGGCAGTTGCAGCAACTTTGGCAGCCGTTGAAACACCGCCACCGCTTGACGTGGTTGTTGTGCCACCCCCTGAAGGCACTGAAACTGTTGGAATTGACGGCACTGAAGTTGTGACCGTCGGTGTTTTGATCGAAGGCACACTGACCGTCGGTGTTGAAATCTTTCCAACGTTTGGCAAAAATGGAATTGCGTTATAGGCAGAAATCAAGGCATTGATTCCAGCAACCGCACCCGAAATCAAACCATTCAAAATCTTGACAACGCCTGCAATGACGTCAATGACACCCCCGGCGATTTTGCCTGCGACCTGCAACGCCCCACCCAGTACCGTGCCAATGATAGGCGCAAGATAGGTCGAAACGTAGCCGCCAAATTCTTTAAATGTGTCAAGATTGTCACCAATTGCGTTTTTGATGTAACCAAATGCTTTGATCAAGCCGTTGATGATCGGTGTAAATGTATTGACAATGATGTTGCCCAATGTGGTGATGACGCCACCAAGTCCGCTGCCGTTAAGACTGAACGCGCCTGAAAATGCGTTGATGATTGGCAGCGCATTGTTGTTGATAAATCCCATGAGTTTTTCAAGGATTGGCAGCAACGCAAAACCGATTGTTTCCTTCGCTTCATTGAACGCAACCTGCATGCGCGCAATTCGTCCCGCGTATGTATCGGCATTACGTGCAGCAGCCCCACCAAATAGGTCTGAAAGTTTGCCTTGAACCTGCGTGAAGTCCATTGTCTTTAATTCAGCAGCTGAAAGTCCAATGCCCAATTTGCCCAGCGCAGCAGTGTTGCCGTCGTACGCCTTACCCAATGCGTTGGCAACTGTTTCAAGCGGCTTGCCTGTCGCGGTTGAAATGTCCAGTGCGGTTGAAAGTAAGTCTTGCGCCTTTGTGATGTCGCCCGTCGATCTAACCAAGCGACCAAGCGCAGGGCGAAGTTCGTCGTCAGCAACACCAGTTGCCAATGACATTTGAAGAATCGATTGTTCGGTTGCTTTGATTTGTGCCTGTGTCGCACCCGTCGCGTTTTCCAACGCCAACGCCAATTGTGTTTGTGCCTTCTCGTCTTAGATCGCAGCCTTGACGCCTTCAATGCCGATTTTGACTGCATAAGCA